TGCCGCGATGTACCAGAGCACGTCACCTAGCTCATCGCATATCTCAGCTTTCTTCTGCGCTGGGATTGTGTCCATGCCATCAAAGGTTACATCCTGATCACGAATTAGCTTTTTGATTTTTCCCAATACCTCGCCAGCCTCGTTTGCTAGACCTAAAGCTGGGTAGATGACCTTCCACTTGTAGATCATCGTTTTAGCCGCATCAGCCTGATATTCATTCATTGTGTATTCATGGATTCCTGTAGTCTTCATCGGAATAGCTCCCCTTGTGCATTTAATTGCTTTGTTGCTTTAAAAATTTGTTGGTTGCGTCCGTAGGGACTTTTTCGCTTACCGATGACCTCGATAAGTCCAGCGTCTTTTAGCCATTTGAAATGGTTCGTGATCGAGCCATATGGCATGTGCTTGAGTGCAAGTTGTACTTGTGCACTTATGCAACCTTTGCCCCCAGACGCCTGAATGACATCAAAGACCATTCGGGTATTTCTAGTTAAATTTACGTGAGCGTATGCTTCACGAGAAGTTTCTGATAAACCACGCATTCGTGTTCCTTTGCTTTACTGATGTTATTGATTTGGTTTGGCTTAAAAGCCGAAGCTGTCTCCGACAGCCATAAGTCGGGAAGTGTCCCGATTGTACTGAAGCGTATCGGCTGTGCCTAAGAAGCCCGTGTGTCTGTTCTTGAGCACTACAAGTTCCCGTTTGCCCGATGTTGGGTCTTCACTATCGACGTTCATGGCAATACATGCGGTTGCTAGTTGTGCTAGGCTATGGCTTCCACGAAGTTGTGAAAGTTGCGCACGGTCACCTCCTTCATGACCCCTTTCTGACTGTGGGCGTCTAAGGTGGGACACAAGTATTAATGCTAAGTCTAGCTCGGTACATAGAACGGCTAGTGTATGCATTATTGAGTCAATCAAGACCCTCTCGTTATCACCTGCCCCACTCGCGTAGGAACTTACCAAGATTGAAATATGGTCTAAAAACACCACGTCACAGCCGAGGGCATGTTTCATGTAGCGAATGCGGTTACAGACTGTTTCGATGTCGAATGAACCTAAGTGGTCGAACAGGTATATCTGACCGTCTTTAAGTAAGTCATCAAAGCCTGTCTTGATCTCATCTGCTGTAGCCGCTTCCTCATCAATAACAATGTTTCTATTGATATGAAGACCTACGAGACCTTGTGCAGTTCGCTTGGTGCTTTCTTCAAGCATTAGCATTCCAACCCGTGTCCCTGATAAGTGGAGGTTGTACGCGATCTCTCGGATTAATGTACTCTTTCCAGTGCCACTTCCAGCCACTACTGTCACGATGCCCTGCCGAATTCCTTTAAGCATACTATTCAATTTTGGGTAGGGATACTGCATGGAACTAACGGCATCAGGTGTTGCCACAGCCTCTCTCATGTCAGCCATAGAAACGATACCATCTGGCCTGTAGTCTGCGGCTTGGTGTATAGCGTTGATGATTGATCCAGCGTCGCCCTTCACTAAGCACTCGTTGGCGTCCTTGTGGGGTAACGTGGCAATCTTAACCTTACCGATGGGCAAGACTTCAGCGCACTCTAAGGCGGCTTTCTGGCCAGCTGAGTCACTATCGAACATTAAGATAATCTCGGTGAATTTATTCAAGTAATCTATATGGTTCAGTAGTGCCTTTTTAGCTGACTGAGCCCCTTGGGGAACGCTGATCGTTGCAAATTTATGCTGTTGCACTTGGGAGACACTCATTGCATCTAGCTCACCCTCGCAAACCACGACCTTTCGTCCAGACGACCACAAATGCATACCAAATAATGGCATTGCTTTTGTATCACCTAAGACGGAAAACTCTTTATTAGCAGTCCTTAGTTTTTGAGCTACAGGCTTGCCGTTCACGTCCTTATAGGTGGCGACCTGAACAGTAACCCCTTTGTGGTTTTTTGATATTGTATAGCCAAACTTTCGACACGTTTGCTCGGTCAGCTTACGCGACCTCAACTCCATGTAATCACCACCTAGTAGGTTGATGTCTGCCTTTGGCTTTGCCTTTAACTGGACGTCACCTTCAGCAGGGGTGTGCTTCTGACAGCTGAAGCAAAACATATGCGAGTCGCTATATAAACTGTTAGCATCTGATGAACCACATGCATCACATGGTTCGTGAGAGACGAATGTGCTCTCGTCTTGTTGTTCATTCATTTGTTACTTCCCTAAAATAAAAAGACCACCCGAAGGTGGCCTGTGCTAAATTCTGTTTTTTGCTATTTTGTAGTAGTCCGCGTCTAACTCTATGCCGATAAAGTCTCGGCCTAAGTTCCTACAGGCTACCCCTGTTGAACCGCTTCCCATGAAGGGGTCTAATATTATTCCATTAGAACCATCGTCAGTCGAATAGATCAGTTTCTCCATCAGTTCGACTGGTTTGCATGTAGGGTGTCCGTGGTCTTGTGAGGGGCTTGGCCTCTTCACGTCGATGACACTTTTAGGACGCCCGTTTGTAAATATTCGACGGCCTTTGGTTGCGTACCAGATCACATCATGCATCGGTGCAAATGCACCTTTCAGGTCGCCCATGCCATGATGGAGCCTGTTCCATATTACCTGTGATTTTACAGTGAACCCGTGGTGTTCAATCCAGTACATCCACTCACATGAGTTTGCCCAGTTAGTGAAGCTAATTAGCCCACCGCCCTGCTTTAGTAACCTCATGCATTCAGGTAGAAAACTTGGGTCAACTACATCATCATTTTTTATTTTCTTGTGCTTAGTCCCGTGGTTTGACAAGTAGTTCATACCGTAGGGTGGGTCAGTTACAACCATGTCTACAGACTCATCGGGTATGCCACGCATAACCTCTAGGCAATCGCCTAGCATTAGCTTTGCTTCGCTCATTTTGAAATCCTATTGTAAAGAAAAGGGGCGATCCTAAGACCGCCCCATGCTCTCTTTATCTGGCTTGCTTCATGCCTAGATGGCATTCCTCAATCCATTCGTCTGGTATCTGCTTGTGTGCAAATACGAACCCATTTTTTATGCAAAAGTCACCATAAGAAGTCTTAGACCCCTTATATAATTTTGCATTTGCATTGCTGAATAAAAATCTAAGATCGAGTTGAGGCAACTGCTTCTTTAGAAGAATATGCTTCTGACGATCCGCCGTAACCCAGCGCCCTTTGGTCTCCAAAAACCATACACCTCCAACCTTTGGGAGGATAAAGTCGGGGGTGTACTTGGCGGTTCTACTGGGGATCGTATAGGTCAGCTTCTGACTTTCGTAAGTGAACGGAATGCCGAGGCGTCTAAACTCTTCAGCAGTGTCAACTTCAAGACCAGACCTGTAGCCTTCTTTGATACCTCTAAACCTGCTTTTAGAAATTGTAGTCATCCTCATTCCTTGAGCCGTCTTCATTGGTCATCGTTTTGTTTTCATCGCTGAACATAAAATCGTTATGTGCTTTGCTGTCTTTGTCATAAGCTGGCATATCGTTATCGCTGTGGTTCGGGTCTATTGTAAAACCACCGCCCTCTATTGCACCGAAACCAGTGCCATTCATGCCCTGCATTGCTTCGACTATTTGTACGGCTTGGAGTGTGATAGCGACCCCTGCTGACCCACTTACTTTATAGACATTCAGGAAGCCTTTGAGTTTCAGACGACTACCACCACCGATCTTTGGTAACTGTTGCGGAGGTACTACTTGACCTGAAGTATCATAGAAGTCGGGCATGAATTTAGATTGAAACTTAAAAGCAACCTCACCCGTTTCTTCATCCTTTACATAAGGCACTCTGTAATTGGACTTCCCGTGTTCTTCTTTGGCGGCGTCATTAATAATTTTCATCAACGGCGTTGCATCTGCCAACGGTAATATTAGTTCAGTCTTGTATTTACCTTCGCTATCAAAAGCCGTGTCGGGCTTTAGTAGGTGAGGATATTTAGCGACACCAATAGGAGTCTGAAAGTTAATCTTTTGTATCTTAGCCATTCTTTAGTTCCTTAGAATAAAAAAAGGCCACCCCGAGGGGCGACCTTTGTAGTTTGGGAGGATGAAGCCCATAGTGTCTTTAGGGAGGAAGTAAGACCCATGGGCTCCTAAAGGGTGACATAAGGTTAACTAAAGCAGAATTCGCTATTCATGATGTCTGCTAGAACAAGTGCTCCTTTCTCTGGGATCGGTGGGACATCACTTTTTTCAAAGTCAGTAGGGTTGTCCAATTGTTGTCTCAGTTCTTCTTGCCACTTCAACATCAGGCATTCGCCGTTATACATTTCAATATGAGCCTCACGTACACCTTTGTATAAATCGTCTACATCACCCGAAATTGCGAATGAGTCATGTATCATAAAAAAGTCTTGAGTTTTGCCCTCATCGAGTAGCTTGCATATGGTTTTAGCCATACCACTGGCATCGAGTGCATGGATAAAATTTGCCGCTACACTTGAACAGTTTTTGCGTACATCCACTTTGCCAGTATCAATGCTTAAAGACACTTTTGATCTTGTCCGTTCACCTACAGTTTTATCAAAAAGAAACATCTTTGTTTCGACCCGATCCCTCTTTAAGTAGTTATGGTAAATCTTAAATCCGCTGGGCGATGTCCAATTGATCAACTTGTTCTGTTTCGAGATTACATTTGTACAGGCTTGTATCCATTTCATTGCCTCTGCCGCCTTTGGTAAGGTTTCCACAATGCAATCATATGCGATCTCTGCCAAGTATCTGGCGGCCTTCTTTCGGTCATCGTTTGTCAGGCCGATTGGGTGCGATGGTATATCACCATATGCAACCTTTTGTTGCAGTGGTTTCATAACGTCTTCCATGAATTGACCAGTCATACCATTAACGACAGATGAATAACCATATGTCATACATGCTCTCTTCAAAAGCCCCCTGTCCACGCCGTACTCAAGCCAGATTTGTGCAAGTTCTTTTCGGGTGATTTCGTTCTTTCCAAACTTATCGTCAGTGGCCTTGTCTTCATTCATCTTAACAATGACTTTATCAGCAACAGTTTTATATAGGTCAGCCATGTGATCCTGTGGAACTAGGTTGACTAGTTGGCCTTCTTTCTTCCCAAGTGTCAAAAGTGAATAGTGCTGAACCCCAGAATTAGTGCCGTCCACGGAAATAGGAACATAATTTACAAAGTCATCACCCTCAACGAGAAACCTCGCATATTCTAAAAGTGCGGCGAGGAATTGAAACGGCTTGTCAGCGTTCTTCCATAGACCCAGTTCAGATTTGTAATCTTTTGCTAAGTCCATGAGCCAGCCCTCATTATGGTCGAACCAAGCAACCCTCTCATCAAGTGGTGCTTTATCTATTTTTTCAAAGCCACCCATGTTTGCAATGTGAATTTTTAACCACCTGATATTTTGACCTTTGACCACGCGCCCACGTTGGAATTGAAACAGTGATTTAATATGATCATCACGCATATAGTTAAAATTGGGGATAGGGTTAAAGCGACCCCTGAAGTCAGTACAGTGTGGAATTGTAAAGTAATCGTGTATGGCTAATTCGTGAGCCGTCTGTAGGTCTTGGGTCATAACCACTTCAGCCCCTTTGACTCTACGCAGGGTGTTTCTCCACTCGCGCTGATCCTCTTTGATCGCCTTTTTCAAGGTTTTGCACATTGTCTCATGATCATCTGGCAACCTCGGGAAGTCAGGCAGATCACGTTTAGGAAACTTTCCAAATGATTGCCTTGTTTCCCAACACCACTGGACAACCTCAAGCATGTCTTCATTAATGCAGAACCTACTTTCTTGGAGTGCATTGAGTGCTCGGAAATGATCAGGTGTTCCATCCTTAAAGCTGTGCTCTAAGGCGGCAATTTGATCGTTAGAAGCCCCTCTAACAAGTTTAACCTCTTGGGCTAGCCTCCAGTCTTTATATGCCCCTGTATGGTAGCCTGTCCACGGGTTCGGTGAGTCCATTATGATAGGCTTGAGTAGTGGTTGCGACCACTGCATTATTTCCCGTGAGTTTTCCAATTGCTCTAGTGCTTGTTCAGTGAAAGCCAGTCTTGTGATGCTATTCTGCGGCGTTGTGTAAATCGTATCCTTTAAGAATATATTGCAATACTGAAAGATTGCCGACAGTACTGGCGCGGCGTTAGCTGTCCGCCGCTTTTTACGGATAACGTAATCGCCCTTTTTATTGTAAACCCCAAAGTAAATTGATTTGGTTCCGTTTTTCGTAGCTATATTTCTTAATGATTTGAGCCGTACATCGGCTGAACTATTCGCCTTTGTAACCATCTGCACTATGCGTTTATTGTTTTTGTTTTCTTCAGCGTCCGCGCCCTGTAGTAATTCAAGTGCCAGACACTCGTTATCAATAAGCGACCCAATTTCTTGAGTCAGGTTGCTTAAAGTGCTATCCTTGAGGACTGAATTGTAGCAACTCTGCAACCCAATAAGGGCTAATTGCCGTGGGCAAAGATGCATCAAGTCACCCAACCAAGTAGGGCGACGGCCTTTCCCCTGACGTGCCGCTTCAATGTCTATTGCTAGACCATTGGCGACATCATCCAGAACAGATTTAAGTTGCTGATATTCAGGGGCTTGCTCGGTAACATCTTTTGCATTTTCGTATTTGTCTGCCCATTTTTCCCTGCCGTCTTCGTGCATAGTTGAATTAAATGCATCGCTAAGTTTTTTATTGTAATCATCCATAAAATTACACCTCGTCTTCATTAGGGTGCATATTGTGATAATGCTCAAAATCGGCATCATTCAGTTCTTGAATGTCCCTGTGCCTGTAGTACTCTGCACAAAATATTATCAGGTTGTTGAGTTGCGCCTCTCCCATAGGTGTTAATTTCCCGTCGTCATACGCTCTTGAAGCAAGTATATCGACGAGTTTTCTTTGTGCGGCTTTTATTCCCTTAAATCTTCTCATTGGTTTCTTCCCTTTAATGTACAGAGACCAGTCCAAACAGATCTCCCTGTGTGGCTTGTGGGTGTGTCTCAATTTGAGCCTTTGGACTCGTTACAACAACTTGTTCTTTTCTTAACGTACCGACCATAGTACGCAGAGTAGTTTGCTTTGTCTTTATATACTTACGGGTAGTATTCAGATCCTTATGACCCAGTAATTTGCCTATTATGTCCGTATTAAAGGTTGACTCCCCATTTTCACCCACTGTATTTGCCAGAATGGTCGCGCAAGTGTGGCGAGTCGTGTGGAACGTGTACCTGTAGTCGTTGTCTAATACTGCCGCCCTCATCTGCCCAAATGCTTTATAAAAGGCTTTTGAGTCCCAATGCTTCCCTATATCAACGCCCAGCGCATGAACCGATTTTAAGGCTATTGAGTTCAGTGGTACTTCCCTTGAGTCCCCGTTTTTAGTGGTCTCTAGAAATACAGAATACCCCCCAGTTTCGTCCAGAAATAGGGTGTCATGGTTGATCTTTCTAATTTCACCTATCCTCATTCCAGTTTGTATCCCTATGGTCATATAGTGCTCCATAAATTGGTAAGCCTCATGGTTCCTATAGAACTGCATCATACTCTCGATTTGAGACGTTGTGAAATACAAGGGGCGTTTGTTCCCCTTAACTTTTCTATATTTGAACTTGGGAACGTGAGTTATATACTCCTCATTAGTAGCCCAAGAGAACACCTTCACAACCATAGCCCCATAGTGGTTGATCGTATTATTCGACAACCCAGACTCTGCGAGGTGGTCAAAAAACCTATGAATATGACTGGGTTTAAATTCGGTTATACAACGGCTGTTGAAGTCCTCGAAGGCCGCAAACCTTTCAGCCTTCGTAATGCTTCGTTCTCGGTGTGCTTTAGTGCCGTCCCAGATCAGTTTAGCGTCCATTCGGACAAGTTGTAGAAAGTTCATTACGCCACCGCCTTTCTATTGGGTCTCTCAATTTCTTCAACACCATCCACACTGTGCAAACTGTAAGTATCTAAGAAATGATAAAGTCCATCATGCTCTAAAGACATGATGCTTTTAGTTGGGGATGTTTCTCCCAGAACCTTGAAGTCATAAAAGAGGACTTTAATTTCGTCATTGCTCTTCACCTCAAGAACCTTTGCGGCATCATATCCAAAGTAATCTTGGATAATCCCTCTCCTATTTTTAGTATAGTTTGCCCCCTTAAACATCGCCTAGCTCCCCATCAGTCTTTTGATCATCGAAATACTTTTCATTCTTTAAATATATCTTGTAGCCATTCTTGCTGACTTCATCAGTCGGGGTGACAAAGCCAACCTCGAGTGCCTTCTCCAGAACTTGCATTTCATTTAACTCGAAGTTGAAAGCAGGGGCTTGATCTAGCCAAAGGGTTTTTCTTGTGTACTTGTGCATTCTTTTTGTTCCTTCTTTTGCTTCATGCGTGATTGCATGAGAAGACCCAACGCCGCGACGATGGGTCAACTGATGCAATCACTCTTCTACGCCGTCCAATTCATAGTATCGGCGAATTGCTAGGTTCATTGTCCTAAAGACAGTCTCACGATTACACGTTTCTAAGTGGTTCTTGATTGTGCAGAACTCGTCCCATGAGAACTCTTTCATTGGCCTAGGTTCAGCTGGTTCGCTGGGCTTCGCTGGTGCTGTGGGTTGCTTTACAGGTGGAGGTGTATCCAACTGACGAACACCACTGCCAACCTGATTTTCATTTAAGAATGCCAATAGATCGGCTTTGACTGTTGGGACGTCAACCTCTTTGTAAGCCCCTAGTTTTTTTGCATCGGCTTGAGTGCCAGCCCACTGGCCAGCTGGTGTGGAGTAAAGTCTCATTGGCCACCTCCAGCAACTAGGAGCAATATGTCCTCTTTAGCATCATCAATTCGACGCTGGCATTTATCCATTACATCTTGTTCTGGCGTGTCGGAGATACGCTGACGCAAAATAGCTCTAGTCCAGCACTGAATGACCAAGATTTGATCAAGTATGTCTGTATTAAGAGTGCTTTTCTTTACTGGGTTACTCATGACGAAAACCCCCAAACAATAACTAAAACTGTTAGAATGATGCCAGACAGTAGGGCAAAGTCTGCCCAGAACTCGGGATTTGATAAGCGATTGATTAGGTCTCTCATGACAGCACCTCCAACTCATAACCAATTGCAAACAACTCAGCCTTTAGGTCGCTGTATTCATCAATTGTCGCTGGGCTTAGATCATCAACAAGATCATCTATTGCAGACCCATGCTGTCCGATGTTCATATAAGATAAGATGAACTGGTTCCCGTGGATGTCCTGACCTTCTAACAACTTAGGAAACAAGGCTATCACATCACCCTCTGGAAACTTTCTGAATGTTACTAAAGTGCTCATTAGTACGCCTCCACAAATACAAGTGTTGAAGGCTTAAGAAAGATTTCGCGGTTCATGTCTTCAGTGTCATTACAACAGAAGTTAGCCGCGCCCTCCCACTTGCATTTTCTATTGTAATGACCACGGATAAACTCGGTCTTGGCGTTTGGCTTACGACGGAAGTAATCGCCCTGCTTAAGTGATCTTAGCTCAAGGACGTTGAAGGTTTCGCCGTGGTGTATTTCGGTTCGCACTACGTTCCTCATGACTTCACCTCCATTCCTAGAATGACGTTAGCCATGAATTTCCAGTAGTTATCGCAGACTTTATCGAACATCTTCTCGGTTGGATTAGGATCGATAGAACCAAAGCGAACCGCCATTTCAACGATATCACAGTAATAACAGTCGATATTAAGAGCTAATCCAGACAACCACTCGGCAACTGCCGCCTGCTTGCCTATTCTTTCGACATTCCAACCGCACTCTGACTCGATACGCTCGAACAGGCGTTCAACTTTTGCCTCTTTGGTTGGTAGTTCGTCGCCGTTGTAATCGGTAACGTGGTCTAAAATGTAAGCCTCATAACGTGGCTTGTAGATTGTGTGGTGTACTTTTGTCATGCTTTCGTTTCCTTCTTTTGATTAAGAAGGTCGTTAGCTTCGACTTAATCCCTCGCCCTTAGTTTGGCTTGGGTTGCGACCTGATCCGCTTGGTGTCTGTGGGGAGTTACAGTCCCCTGCCACACCTTGCGGCCTGTCGCCCTTTATTAAGTCTCGGGCTGACGCCTTCGGTACTGAAGGATATAACTCGAATGAGTATCCCTCGTCAACTACATATGGCAATTAATTGACTACTATATGCAACTTATTTTCACATAAGATACTTGTGTCACCCTTATGAACTAAAACCACATACCTGACCGACGAATTAAAGAACATAAAGCCCAGACTTAGGTGCTTTGTGGGGCTTGGTTGAGCTACATCCCTCGAACTTCCCTCGAGGCGTGATGATCCCAAGCCCAGAGATACTATAGACGACTATAGAACAACCACCACTGAACAGACAAAGAACAAGGACTAAGGCAGACTAAGGTAATCAATGTGTCTTGTCTTGTTGTGTCTTGTAGTTGTCTGGCCTTGTCGTTGGTTGTCCGTTGTGAGTCTGTTGGTTGGCTATTGGTTGTCTAATGTCCCAATGTCTGCTCATCATTCGATATGTACAGCCAGATATATTTCTCATCCTAATGTCTAATGTGTGCGATTTGTATTCGTTGGTTCACATCATACGACGAGGGATACATGATCCCTGCCCTGTTGTTATCCATAGATTACAAGGGCTTAGCATAAGATCAATATAGTTTTTTATAGGTTCACGGCTTTTTGACCCCCCCGTGCCTTCAATATATCATCGACTTCAAAAAACAGGGCTAAAGGTTGTTCTTGTTGTTGTTGTTGTTCGGCCTTTGAAACAAGAGCCACCCTCAGAAACACAATAAGGAACCCCAGATATGGCACTAGAGTCAGGAACATATATCAACTCATTGAATGCTTCGAACCCAGCCTC